GGAGCCGTAGTTCCTCAAATTCCAGAACTTATTGGCAACGCTATTTTAGCGGCAGAAAGTGACGCAGCATGAACATAGCAGTCCCTAAAACAATCTGTTGCCCTGTGTGCAATCAAGCTTTGAAAAACCCTGCGCTTGAAATTCATCAAATCACTGAAATCAGAATGACAAAGCATCGCAAGCGGATATTGGAAAAGCTAATCGAGGTTTATCCGCGCCGTGTAGGGCGTGAAGATATCATAAGCGCTGTTTACTTTGATTGCTCGAAAGATGGCCCTGAGTGGGCGTATCAATGCCTCTATTCGATGGTTCTAGCTCTTAACAAAAAGCTTTGTGATTACGGATGGCAGATCAAAGGCCACGGCAAAGGCATGGGTAACATCCCAGCATATCAACTTATCAATATGTCAGAGGAGCCAGCAAAATGAATATCGCAGTATCACCTAAAGCTCTTGAATATCATCAGGAACACAAAGCCAGACGCGCTCGCATGGCAGCTAACGCTTGGAAGCCTGTTCTTATCGAGGCCGCAAAAGCACCGCCAAAGATCCAATTAGCTACAAGGCTAAAATACAAATCAAAGCCGGTTATTAAAGGCCATCAATTTAATTTTCATGTCAAAGCTTACTACCATCATTTGTCATGGACAGGCTCAAGCGCACAATCGCCAGAGGAAGAATCGAGATTATCAGTTAGCGATATTCAGCACATCATTACCGGCAATGCATGGGAGCTAGACGGGGTTAAAGTTGAGCCGTTTGAAATCACAGTAAAGCAGCTCAAAGGCCATAGGCGCAAAAGAGAGATTGCTCTAGTTCGTCAGGTTTCAATGTATGTGGCACGAAAGAAAACAAATCTTTCATACCCATCGATCGGTCGGTTTTACGGCGGCAGGGACCACACAACAGTCATTCACGCTTATCAGAAGATGCTTAAAGCAATCGCATTCGGTCAACTCATGATGAACGGCAAACCCTTTAACCTAGACCGGATAGGAGAAGTATGATGCGAATGGCAATCGCAATACTTTCACCTATCCTTTTGGTTTTATTTGTTTATGTCGTTGGTTCGATTTTATCGGCAATTCCAATCTGGATAGCGCAGACCATTTTTTTCGGAGCCATAGCCTATTTGGTTTTTGGGCTTTGGGTTAGATTTTCACTTTTTGTCTATGACCAAATAAAGGAAAAATAAAATGTTCATCCTTGTCATCTTAGTCAATGTATCAGCGTTCCAAGCACCAGCAGAAGGCCAACGATTATTTGACACGATGGCAAAATGCGAAGCGGCGCAAAAGCGTATCACTGTGATCTACAAAGACCACGTTAAAATCAAGATTAAATGCGCGCGGATTGCTTAGAGGGTAACACATGATTGACGAGTTAAAAATAATTTGGGTTTGCGTGGCAATTCTATTTCTATTGTTTCTGCTAAAGCGAAAGTGGAGCAGGGAAGAGCAGCAAAGGGTTGAGAAATTGGTAGAGAAGGCTGCAAAAAAGCCACCTACTAGAGAAGAGATATTCAAGAAAAAAGCGATAGAACAAATTGAAAAATATCCTGACCTATCTAGACAGCTTGAAGATTTAAACCACGGTATTTTGGTTGGGAATGCTGGTGATGTTTGTAGGGAAATTGCACTGACTGTTGTTTATGAACGGGCGATTAATAATCAGTTGGAAGAGCGTATCTCGAAATTAGAACGCAATTTTAAACGAGGGTAACACATGCCAAAGAACAAAGACCGCTATGAAATACACGTCGATGGAAAGCTACACGCGGCATACAAGACCCGTAAGTCTGCGAACCTGGTTGCAACCTCATTGGCCGGCAATGTCGAAATCAAAGACATAGACCCACCAAAGAAAAAGCATAAGTCGATTGAGGGCGAAGGCTTTGTTATGGAGCAAGAGGTAGTTGACCCTCATGAAACACAGAAGACCACCAAAGTAAAACGGGCTAAATATCAAGCACCTGTTGAACGTATGCACCTACGGGGCCAAATAACGCTTCAGCAGTACCATGCAGCGCAACGTTACTATCATGCACACATTGTATCATCTGGACAAACGAACCTTGCCATAGACTACGCAAAGGAGCGTGTAGATACATTCGGTAATGGCGAGAGTATCCAAGTATCAGAATTAAATGCCAAACAGGATCTGCAAGACGCAAACAAGCAGCTATCTAAAATCGAGGTGTATCGCTTGGAAGCTATTCTGGTTCAAGAGCAAACACTAAGACGTTATTGTCTCAAGACATTTAGAACGGACAACACACGCAGACAGCAAAAAGAAAGCACAGCTCTCAAGCAATCATTGACCACCCTAGCAATTTTATGGGGATATGAGAACAAAGCAAGGAAAGTAGCATGAACTATATATCAATATGCAAGAACCTGATCTATTCGAATAATAAGCGAAAATGGGTTGATCCGCAGCCAGTAATTCGGGTCAGCAATACACCATCTGGCAAGGTCCAAAAGCGCGCTCACACACTGGCAATTAAAGATAAGAACGGTGATGTTGTCGCGAAGATTGTGTCTTCACAAGACGGGAAACCCGTTATTTCTTGCGGTGCAAAGGTTGCTATAATCACTGAATATGAAAAAGAAGTTATTCGATGTAAACAATAAGAGCAAAAAACGAACAAATAGGGGGATAAAAAAGAACGTAGCTTGACAAGTGCACATCATAAGGTATCTTAGGTTCTAACATGGTGATTTGCGTTTAGGCGCGGGTTACACGAGGATTTTTAATGCAGTCCCCATTATTTGGATATTTAGTACACGATGCACTGCGATATGTGCTTTATGGTCGTGTTCATAAAAAAACTGATGTTTCGAAGCTTCAAAAGCAGCAAGAATGCATAGCGTCATTTCGTGGAAGCAATAGTTTTGGTGTTCAGCGTAAGCTGTCTCCATTAGAGCAGGCACATTATAAGCGGGTCATTGATTTTCGCACTCCATAAATATGGCTAACGTCCCTGCAATTTGTATACGTTAGCCCTCCTTTCACTCTTTAGCCTGACTATCTCGTCTTACGAGTGTGTTTGACGGTTAAGGGGTGGAGCCAAAATAGGGTGCATTTATAACTTTAACTTTATTTATCAATATGTTGAGGTGGCACCCAAATACATATCTCAGGCCGTTATGGTAACACTTGGCGGCTTTCTGCATTTCAACCCTTGATAGGATATATTCTAATGAACTTTTCAGAAGCGTTAACGAGCTTAAAATCAGGCAACCTTGTTTATCGTAAAGGTTGGAACGGCAAAGACATGTTTTTGGGTGTTCAGATCCCAGATGAAAACAGCAAAATGACAATGCCATATATCTACATGGAAACCTCTTGCGGTAACACTGTTCCTTGGCTTGCTTCACAAACTGACATCTTATCAGACGATTGGAAGCTTTTTGCCGCGCCCGATAATGAAGCCAAAACGTTTAATTCGGTGGTTTCTTACGCCTCTTAGAAACAGTGTAAGCAGCTAAGAGGGTAATTCATGCCATTGATAATGCAAATCATTACATACCCAATCTTATTTGCAGGGTTAATCATGGTTATCGATATGGCATGGGTCATGAAGAAGCAGTATTACACGGACGTAGATTAGGCATGACTAGAGAAAACGATCCTGTATCAGCACAAGACCTCATAGAAGAGGCAAGAAAAGCACGAGAGCTAAATGAGCGATAAGAAGCTTGAAGGCATAGTAGATGAAGCAGTTCATGAAGTACTGATAGCTCGCAATAATCTAATGCTAGAAGCTGTCATAGCTGCTTACATGGATACAAGCACCCCAGAAGAAACAGCGGCAATACTCGAAGAACACGCAAGGCAGTTGAGAGAATATGGATAGATGGCTGTATTGGTTGCGACTGTTGCGACAGAAGGTGGGTTTTATTCTGCTGTGAAAGACAATCGCTCACCTATTAGAATCTATTCAGATAGATGTGTTTATGATGACTTCATTGTAAAGTCTAATGGAACTTCTCGGCGCGAACGTCTAACGAAGAAAGAATATAGACGTATCTTGAAAGCTGCAAAAGGTAACATTTAATGGCTGATAAGCTAACACCAAAGCAAGAAGCATTCGCAGCAGCATTCATTGAAACCAGCAATGCTTCAGAAGCTTATCGAAAAGCCTGTGATGTTGGTGAAGACACAAAGCCTGAGAGCGTTTGGCAGTCAGCATCAAGAATGTTGGCAGACATCAAGGTTGCCTCAAGGATATCAGAATTACAACAAGAGCATCGTGAAAGACACGCTGTAACCGTTGATAAGCTTACTGCTGAATTAGACCAGGCGAAAGAATTAGCACTTAACATTGAGCAGCCGGCAGCAATGACCAGCGCTATTATGGGTAAGGCTAAACTTCATGGCTTACTCGTTGATAAAGCAGAACACACTGGCAAGAACGGTGGACCTATTGAGCACGAAGTCACAAAAATTGAACGTGTAATAATTGCCCCGAAATCTGCAAATTCAAACAGCTGAGATTTTTCAGCCTCTTCTAGAGCCATGCCGTAACAAAGGCGCATGGGGTGGTCGTGGCTCTGGCAAGTCTCACTTCTTCGGGGAAATGCTTATAGAAGATGCCTTGCGCTGGCCATCAGAGGCTGGCGAGGGTTTACGCGGTCTATGTTACCGTGAAGTTCAAAAGTCGCTAAAGGACAGTGCTAAATTCCTGCTTGAAAGTAAGCTTGCCAAATTCCGATTAGGCGAAGCTGATGGCTTCAAAGTTTACACAGACCGCATTGCTACCCCAAAAGACGGGGTGATTATGTTTCAGGGCATGCAGGACCACACAGCCGAAAGCGTGAAGTCATTAGAGGGTGTTCACAGAGCATGGGGCGAAGAGGCTCAAACAATATCGTCGCGCTCTATGGGAATGCTTAGACCAACGATTAGATGGGAAGACACAAAGCGCGGCTTGTTTTCGGAACTTTGGTATGGTTGGAACCCACGTTTTGAAACGGATGCGGTTGACCAGCTTCTAAGAGGTCCAAAGCGAACTATGAATTCAATCGTCGTCAATGCCAACTGGGATAAAAACCCTTGGTTTCCTGATGTGCTAAATGAAGAGCGTTTAGACTGCTTAAAAACTGATCCTGATCAATATGATCATATTTGGGATGGTGGATATGTCAGCGTTATTGATGGCGCATATTATGCAGAGCAGCTAAAAGAAGCTGAAAAGCAAGGCCGCATTGGTCGTGTTGCACGTGATCCACATATGCAGATTAGAGCCATTTGGGATATTGGTGTGTCTGATGCAATGACTATTTGGATTGCTCAATACGTTAACAGAGAAATCAGAGTGCTTGATTACTGCGAGGGTGTTGGTCAACCGCTTGGTTATTATTTAAACTGGCTTCGTTCCAATGGGTATCAAGATGCTTTGTGCGTCTTGCCTCATGATGGCGCAAAGCGTGATGCTGTATCAGCGGTTAAGTTCTCGGACCACATCCAAGAGGCTGGTTTCGAGACTAAGACAATACCTAACCAGGGCAAGGGCGCTGCAATGAAACGTGTTGAAGCGTCTCGTAAGCGTTTTCCTATGATCTGGTTCAATAAAGACACAACAGAAGACGGGCGTAAGGCTCTAGGCTGGTATCACGCAAAGCTTGATGAAGCGCGCGGTACGGATTTAGGCCCAGACCATGATTGGTCATCACATGGCGCTGATAGTTTTGGATTGATGTGCGTGGATTACGAAGAACCAAACAATAACGAAATCTTTGAAGAGCCAGAGCAGGCTTGGGTGGTTTAATGGATGAATTAAAAATAAAATCGCTAGTCTCCTCTGCTATTTCAGACGCTGAAAAGTATGACGAGAACGAGCTAAGCAAAGCCCGTGTCAGAGCGCTTGAATATTATCGCGGTGAAATGCCAGATACGCCGGCGCAGGCAAACCGTTCAAAAACCATGTCTAGCGATGTGGCGGACACTGTTAACTGGATCTTGCCAGGTCTTATGCGTGTATTTGCTTCTTCATCAGCTCTTGGAACGTTCGAGCCTATCAATCGAGACGATGAGCAATTTTCAGAGCAAGCCTCACAGTATATCAATCATAAGTTCTGGAAAGAATGGAACGGTTATCGAGTATTGTGGGATGCTTTCCATGATGCGCTATTGCTCAAGAATGGTATTGTAAAGCACTGGTGGGACCCGTCAGAGGTTTTCGAGACTTCTACGCATACCGGCTTATCAGAGATGCAGCTAACGGATCTTGTATCTGATGATGAAGTTGAAGTGCTTACATCTGACGAAAAAATTGAAATGATCACGGCAGAGGATGGCACACCTCAACCGATCACTCTCTATGATGTAAAGATTAAGCGCACAAACAAGACCGGCACACTAAAGATGGAGGTTATCCAACCGGAAAACTTCTTGATCGATAGTAAAGCCGATTGCATTGATGAAAAAACAGTTAGCTTCTGCGCGCAACGTGATGATGTAACGCGTTCTGATCTGGTTAAGATGGTTC